CTCTCAACAGAAAAATTTATTCCGAATAATATCTACAATTTTCTCCGCATGGATATGCAGAGACTTATTAATTTAGGAATAAATGTTTATCTATCTCCAGAGAAAACAATTCCCTATAGTGACGGATTTGCACAAGTAAGTGGTTTTGCCGAATATAAGAATGATAATAAAATTCTTGCTGTCGCATGCGGTCGAGAATTAGATCATTGGCTGGGGGTATATCTTCATGAAAGCTCACATATCGATCAGGGAATAGAAAATATTCCCTTATGGACCAAATCGGGATGTGATGAGATTGATGCATGGTTAGCCTATAAAGTTGAATATTCTAATGAAGAAATTAAAAGGCATATTACTAACTGTGGAAATCTTGAACTTGATTGTGAAAGAAGAACTCTAAAGAAAATTATTAACTATAATATGCCGTTAGATCCTATTGTTTATGCACAAAAGGCAGCAGCATATGTCTACAGTTACCAGTTGGTTTATAAAAATAGAAAATGGCCGGGTATCGGTAAAGCTCCATATCTTCTTGACGAGGTATGGAAGTTGTGTCCTATCACATTAGAGGGAGATTTTTCAACAATGTCAGAAAACATAGCCAATGTAATGCAGGAGTTATGTTTTACAGAGAATAATTGATTTTCGTTAGCGTATTATGCTATAATTTTATAATGATTATAGATATCCTTAAAGATGCAGTTTTACAAAATATTGGAATTTTAAAACAAGCACCAAAAAATTGGCAAAAAAGAAATTGTATGTTATGCCATACACAAGGACATGGTGCTGATACACGAACCCGTTTTGGAATTCAATTTAATCCACAATCTATAGCATTAAATTGCTTCAATTGTGGCTTTTCCGCTGGATACACTGAAGGTAAAGAGCTTTCTAAGTCATTTAAATTTTTCTTAAAACAACTTCATATAGATGAGAAGTTTATTGAACAGATTGAATTTGAGATTTTTAAAGAGAGGAATAAACTTAAATCAATACGTGAAGGTGATGTAGAAAAAGAAGATCAAGAAACAAGAATTAGGAAACTATTCAATAAATGGCAACCAATTGAATTACCAAAAGATTCATTAAGAATTCAAGAATGGTTAGAAGCTGGGTTAGATGATCCAAATTTTTTGAGTGTAGTTAATTATGCGATTAAAAGAAAGATATTAAATTTAGATGAATTTTACTGGACACCCAATACAGAATATAATTTGCATCAGCGTTTAATTATCCCATATTATTATAAGAATAAAATTGTCGGATTTACAGCAAGGCTATGTTACGATACACCTAATAAGGCAATCCCAAAATATTTTCAATAGTGTCCATTAGATTTTGTCTATAACTTAGATCATCATCAAGATTGGTTACGCAAATATGCAATATTGACAGAGGGTGTATTGGATGCATGGACAGTTGATGGTATAAGTATATTAGGTGAAATTGGACAAGCGAAGATAGATATTGTAAACAGATTGCAAAAAGAAATTATAGTATGTCCTGATAGAGATTTAAAAGGCTGGGATTTGGTTGAGGCAGCAATTGATAATAATTGGAAAGTCTCATTTCCAAAATGGAACAAAGATATAAAGGATGCTGCTGCCGCCTCAGAAAAATATGGTAAGTTATTAACCACTCATTCTATTATTTCCTCAGCAATTCAGGGAAAGGATAAGATTAAATTAAAATGGGAGATAGAATTTAATGGACGAAAACTCCAGCGAAATAAATGATTATAATAGAGAGATAGAAGATTTATTCATTAATTTTATGATGAGTAATCCTGACCTTTTTGTTCGGTGTAAAGGTATTTTAAAGTCACAATATTTTGATGATAAGCAAAATAGAGATACTGTTGCATTTATAGAAAGTTATAGTACTGATTTTTCAAGTATCCCTTCGTTAGAACAAATTAAAGCGGTGACGAAGAAGGAAATTATTCTAATGCCACTGGAAGCGGCAAAACATGATAATTGGTTTTTAAGGGAATTTGAAAAATTCTGTCAACATAAGGCATTACGTGATGCAATTTTAGAATCACCAGATAAATTAGCTGAAGGCAGATATGGAGAAGTCCTAAGTAATGTTAAGGCTGCTGTTGAAATTGCATTAGTTAAAGATTTAGGTTTAGATTATTATTTAGATCCAAAAACTCGTTTAGAAGCATTAAAAGATAATAAGGGGCAGATCTCAACAGGTTGGAAAACGGTTGACGAAAAATTATTTGGTGGATTAAATAGAGGAGAGATCACAATTTTTGCAGGGCAATCTGGAGCAGGTAAATCATTGTTTTTACAAAATCTTGCAGTCAATTGGGCAATAGCTGGATTAAATGTTGTTTATTTAACTCTTGAATTGAGTGAGAAACTTTGTGCATTAAGAATTGATGCAATGCATACAAATTATGAAACAAGAGAAGTTATGCGAAATATTGAAGATGTACATATGAAAATTCGCGCATCACAACAGAAAAGTCATGGTTCTTTAAGAATTAAACAATTGCCAAACGGATGTACATCAAACGATATCCGGGCATTTATAAAAGAATATGAGATATTTGGTAATAAGAAGGTAGATGCAATTCTTGTTGATTATCTTGATCTTATGTTTCCAATGTCAAGAAAGATATCCGCAGAAAATTTATTTGTGAAAGACAAATATGTTACTGAAGAATTAAGAAATCTTGCAGTCGAATTAGACATACTATGTGTATCAGCATCACAATTGAATAGAGGATCTTATGAGGAAATTGAATTTGACCCAAGTCATATCGCCGGCGGCATCTCCAAAGTTAATACAGCTGACAATGTTGTTGGCATTTTTACAAGTGCAGCAATGAAAGAAAGCGGCCGTTATCAGATTCAGTTTATGAAAACTCGTTCGAGTTCCGGTGTTGGATCTAAGGTGGATTTGGCATTTAATAATAAAAGTTTAAGAATTTATGACTTAGATGAAGATGATGATAATGCAACAACTGCCACAACGAAGAATATATATGAACAATTAAAACAGAAGAGTGTTGTGAAATCTGGAGATAAGAAAGCTCCAGACATAAATGATGTTTTAAAAATTACAGGGAACGGATCAAAAGGCAATACCCTAGAGGGTGCTTCCGCATTACGGTCTTTACTTAAGAAAAATAGATAAATACGAGAACGCACTGGAGACAAGAACTTGGCCATTAATCGTAGAAGCAGATCTATTTTGGAAGAGATTAGCACATATGTCCCTCAGAAAAGTAAGGAAGATCTGATAGAGGCGAGGGCACAACATATTATAGTTTCGGCTATTAATTTGTTGGAGTCTATTGACGAGATTTTTACAACCGAGGATGCTGAGGCATTAAAGAAACGATTTGTTTCAAGCATCCGTGGATCAGATCCTAACCGTTTTACAAGAATGGTAAAACGTATTAAAAACGGCGGCGACGAGGACGAATCCGCTGATGGCCAATAATACGGATTTAATTAAAGAATGGATCCAATATTTAAAGAATAATCAAATTGTTCATATGGATTCAGATCCAAAGACTGGGAAGTTAAACTATAGACGTTCTCCTAGTATTAGAGATATAACTACATTCCTTAAAACAAATACTAAATTTGGTGAAAGAGAGATTGATTCTGTCATTAAAAAAGTAATGAGTAAGTATGTGGATAAGGGTGGATCGAGCGGAAATAAAATACCAGGCGGAAAAACTGCTGGTAAGGTAGTAAAATCCGGAAACCGAACGAATGTTCCTACTCCAAAACAAACACCACCACCGTCGCCAACAACTCAAGCAAGTCCAAAGCCACATTTTAAAATGGTTGGAGGACAACCACAGAAAATAAGAGAAGATATCGTAGATACTCCTGATGCATCATTAAATGAAAAGGATGTTGAACAAATTTTTGATTTATTATTAGCAAGACAGGAAAAGGCTCAGTTAGCGGCTAAAAAACCACAAGAAATGAAACAAGAAGAAAAAGAAAAGAGTTTAAGAAAAATAAAATTAATGATAAGAGATACCTTAACTGCTCAACAACGGAAATCTCTCTGGAGAGCATTAAATGATTAATATCAATGAAGCTCAATTAACAAGAGCAGATGTGAAGGACATTTTTAAAAATGCCGCCCTTAAGAAGAAAATTGATATAAATGATCTTCAAACCGCATGGAAGGATGACGGATTTCCAGATGATACTAGGGATATTATTTCCATACTCAAACGTTTTGGATTTGGTGAGAGAGCAATAGAAAAAATTCTCGTTTCTGTATTTGGTAAGGACAAAGAAGGCGAAATAAACGAACCGGTTGAAAGTGTAACCATTCAAAAAGTTGCTGATTTTGCTAAGAGACACGGACTTACAGACGATCTCAGGAAATTTATGGAAAGAGAATTTGGTGAGGAATTAGGATTGAAGAAAGGTGGGTTTCTTTCTAAATTTTTTGGTAGGAAAGCAGTATCTGAAGAAATAAGACAAATTTTTACTGAAATAATCAAAGAGGAAAGAACAAATAGATTAACTCTTGTTAGAGAATTTGAACAAGAAAGATTAGGTCGAGCAAGAAAATAATTAGGTATTGACATGAAGCTAGACGATATAGTATCATTAGATGATATATTAAACACAAGCGAATACATCAAACTTTTACGTAATTTAAAGGTTAAGATTGATCACGACATTGATATATCTCATATAGCAGATAAGGTTCTTGCTTCTTGGAAAACAGGATTAAAATCAAGAAAGCATTATGATCGTTTATTAAATAAGGTTAATTTAAATCTAAAAGATCTAATTCGTAAATGAAATTAAAATATATTACTGATCCAGTAGATAATGCAGGAACAGCAGTTCCTGGATGTGGTACAATTCATTCAACAGAGATTAAACCAACTCTTAAAAAACTTTCTTATGACTTGGGTTTTATCATTGATTTAAATAATTATATAACAGGATCAACAGGAAAAAGATTGTATTCAGGAGATATTGACTTAGTTATCGATGATTCAGTCTTTAATGGCGGCCCCAAATTGTTTCATCTCAGTTTAATTAAAATATTTGATCCATTATCTATTAGGCGTAATGGTGATATGATCTATTTACGGTATCCAATTCAGAATTATAATGAGATATGTAATGAATTATTACCACGTACAGGATATGTACAGGTTGATTTTAATTTTGGTGATATTGAATGGAATAAGCTTTATCATTATAGTCATGGCTCAGAGTCAGAATATAAAGGTGCTCATCGCAATATGGCCCTTGAATCAATTTGTGGAATTGTAGATATTGAAAAATCGGATATAGTAGATTCTTATAATCAACCTATTAGTTTAAATAAATGGAAATGGGGTCCAAAAGGATTTTTTAGAGTAAATAGACATAGTATCAAAAGTACACAGACGGATGATTGGTTAAAGAAACAAGCTGATACAACAATAGAAGGTCCATACTACGATGGTAATAGGATTGCACAGATTTTATTTCCTAAAGATGGTAAGATATCTGATCTTTATAGCTTAGAAACTGTTATGTCTGCTATTAAACGTAATTATAGTATGGTAGATCAGGAAAGAATTTGGCGTAAAATGGCTCAAAAGTTTTCTAATTGGAAATATGGAAAGGATTTTCTATATCCTACCGAAATCTCACAATATTTTCTCCTAAATGATAAATAAAATTATGCACAGGATTATCCTGTCACGATATTTGGAGATTTAAAATTATGACACAAAAAGTAAATGGCGCAGCTTACCCAGGAATTTGGGTTGAGAAGCAAGTTACATTCATTAAGGTTATTTTTAACGTAGATATTTCCGCTCTTCCTGCAGCTGATTTATTTGTATTAGGAACAACCACACCAGCTGGCGCTGGTACAGTTGCTGATGGTACATTTGCAGTTGTTGAGAGCGTGTT